CGCTCTTGTAAATTCATCATTGAATTCAAACAATTGGAATTTAGAAGCTGTAGAGATTGCTTTTTCTAATACGATAAACAATCGTCTTACGTTAATACGATCAAAAGCACTAGGAGAAGATAATCCAGTTTTGTCTCCGAATAATACTGTTCCTTGACCAGGTACAGTTATTACTGGATTTACTCTATTTGGATATAATTCATCTCTTTGTGATTTAGTCGGATTATAAGCTAGTTTAACAGCGCCTCTTACAACACCTCTATTAAATCCAGCTGGAGAATACCAAGAGTCAGCGATTAAATCTGTTCTAGCCGATAATCCTGCCATATCTCCATTTAATGGTACATATCTGTAAACATCATTGTATCTGTCGTACATATATTTGTAACCAGAGTCAAATACAACATATGAAGATGATCTGATACCACTAAAGAATGATTTAACATTTGAAGTTTGTGTTGTTGAGTTTGCTATATCAACTACATCTGTTCTCTCTGGAGATACAAATACAATTGCGTCTTTTCTATTTTCAGCAATTGTAATTAGGTTATCTACGTGAGTAGCGTCACCACTTCCAGCAATGATAAGTCCTACATCAACTGTTTCAGCATCTTCAAATTTTTCATATGCTGTTTTGATTTGACCAACATTTGCATTTGTTCCGTTTGCACCTGCTGATAAAGACTCACTTGTAGGAGTTGTAACACTTGTAAAAGGAGTTCCACTTGCGTTATTACCCCAGTTACTTCCTGATGAGTTATGATCCATCCAATAGATGTACCTTGATGTATTTTGAATTACTGTTGGATAGTAATTTGAACCACCTTGAGGTGTTTTAGCGTCAGCAGCTTTTGAAACTTTTGAATAAGTTTCTAAAACTGTTCCTGGAATACCAGAAACTCCGCCGTCTTCATCAATTACTACAACATGCATTTCATCTGCTGATCCACTTCTTTCAGAAACGTATGTAGAAGTTCCTGGAGCACCACTTACTAAATCATAGTATCTCCATCTTCTTCTCACACTTGAACCATCAGCCACAGCAGTATGTAAACCGCCTTGACCTGATTCTTTTCTTACTATTGTAAGATCATTTGTTGAAATTGCTGTAACTCTATATTCATATCCAGCGTCTTCGCTAAAGTTAACGATATCTCCTACATTAAAACCAGTTGCGCTAGTTAATGTAACAGTTGTATCGCCTACTGCTAGGCCGCTGTCATTAATTGTTGTTTTTGCTGTTTCTTCATAAGCAGTAGCTGAAGGACAAGTAGCAACTAATAAGTTGTTACCCCAACTACCTGCTGTTCTAGCAGCAAATGTACCAACGGATCCTGATCCGTTAGCATAGTTATCTTTATAATCATCCAGATTCTTTATTAATAACGCAGTACCGTTTGATGTTGCGTTTAAAGCTCCTGTTTGCGTAGCTCGTACAACTCTTAGTGCATTAGAATATTGTAAAAAGTTTGCTGCTGAAAAAAAGTGTTCAAAGTTATTTGAATCAGGTTTTCCAAAATTTTCTACTAATTCCGCTTCACTAGAGATAGACACGATTTCATCTAAGGGGCCTTGATTGAATTGACCAGCAAAGGCGCCGATTGATGTTGAAACCGCAGGAATAATCCTTGTTATGTCTTGTTCCTGTACGAGAACACCTGGTGATACTTGAAATGCCATAGGTTTTCTCCTCTATTTAATTTGCAAATTATTTTTTATCATGTTTTATCAATTATTCGTATTATTCATACGCCCATAGTTAAAATCAAATTCTTTTCTTATTCATATTTATAATAACCGTAAACTACACTATATCCCTTTCCTTACCGCTGGAAACCATCTAGTACCATATTCATCAACGGTTTCCTCATCTATTACAGGATCGTTAATTCCATTATCTACAAATCCGAAAGGTGCCATATCTTCTTCTATTAACTTTTGTTGTTCTAAGTACATCTGACCTCTAACGTTTGAATCTGATAATTCTTTAAAGTATGGTTGATTAGATAGCCAACCAAATATAACTAAACACATCATTAAATCATCATTTGTGCCCTCTTCAGCTTGCCAACTATTACCTTTTCTAGTAAAAGTTGACATCTCGGTAATCAATTGAAAGTCATTTACAATAATCTTATCATTTTCTATTATTGTTTTTGCATTAGCACAGCCTATCTTTTTAATTTGTTTTGTCATTCGGACACCTAGTGAAGTACCACGTCCAGAGAACATAGCGCCAAGTATTTGACCTGCTCGACCCTTTTGAGTTGTCATTAAGATGTTGGGATATTCTAACTCATAATGCATTGTTTCGGATATTTGCTGTCCTAAATCATTTACTTCTACTAATACATGTGCGTCATTATAATTTACACAAACACTTTGAACTATATTAGGAAAAACAAATGGTTTAACTTCATTATTCTTGTAAGTTGCAACAACTCTATACGGTAATTTAGTAACATCTAATATTATAAAAGCTGAATAATCTCTATTTGTACCACGAGCAACATCAACCGTACAAACATATAATTTTCCTTTTTCAGGCCTTTCAAACATTTGCAATCCATTTCTACTTTCAATAGGTGTAATGTAAGGCAAAGTTTTAATTTTTGACGGAGATATAAGAGTATCTACCGAACCTAAAAACTCACATTCAAATTCTTGTTGGAATTGTTCTGGTGATGTATTTCGTATTGTCATTTCTTTCCAAGCTTCATCTCTACCAGGAACTTCCGACCAATGTACTTCTATAGGAATATAATCATTTTTTTTATTTTTTGCGTCTGTCCAAATTTTATAATACATATTCATTCCATGAGGAGTAGATACTATAATCATTTTTGTATTTTTACCAGATGATATTGTAGGATAAACTGAACTAAAAAACATTTCGGCAATGTTTGTAGGTACGAAAGCAAACTCGTCTAGGAATATAATATTGTAAGAACCTCCTCGAATAGCAGATGATGAAGTTGCAGCTGCCACAATCGTTGATTTGTTTTCTAATTCTATATTACCTTTGTTCCAATTAATGACGCCTTGTTGTAACCATCTTGGTAAATTTTCATATGCAAGCTGCAAACGACCTAATATATCTCTAGCTGTAGATGATTTGTTTGCAAGTATGGCAATGTTTGAATTAGGATTAAATAACGCATAATGTAAAAGATAAGAAATAGTTGTTGTTGATTTACCTGATTGTCTAGGCAATTTACAGATTGTAAATCTATTATCATGTATAGTTTCAACAATCTTTTTTTGAAAACCATACATCTTAAATGGCACAAGTCCATGATCAAGTGATACTACTTGAACATAATTTTCCATAAAATATATAGGATCTTTTGAACACTTTTGAAATTCTATAATCTGTTCTTTAGTAAATTCAACTTTAGTATTTACTTTTTTAAGATTGGGATTTCCCAAATATGCGTCAGACATTAATTACTATAGCCTCTATATGTGTGTAACCCAACTTTAATGCTGTAGTTACTCTTCGACTTCCTCTAAAAACTGTATATTTCTTTTTTTTATACAATACTCCGTTTGCACCATATACACCTGTATGGTTATCTTTTTCTATCTCTATAGGATTTATAAGAGTTTTATCTTTTAATAAATCTTCTAATATCAGATTATGTTTAACGTAAGTTAAATCACTTATCGCTATTATCTGTTTCTTCGGGTGTGATTGTTTTGCTTTCAGTATTTTCATTCTTTAACATTTTCTGTAATTCAGCCGTTGAACCTACAAATAGTGCTTGTTTAATATTTGTAGAAGTTTTATTAGGTAATTCTTTTAAATCTTTTAATTTTTTTTGTAAGTCTTGCAACTTATCAACTGTACCTGCAACTTGACCGATTAATTGTCCTGCCACCTCATACGCTCTTGGATGTTGTCCTTCTCTTGCAATATCCAATATACCTTGTATAGCTTCTTGTCCTCTTTCAATAAGATTATAGTAATTTTCTCTACTATATTTGTAATCATTATCTATATCACCTTTATCTTTTTCTTCTACACGAGGAACTAAAGGCTTAAATTCTTGTGTTTGTATAGAATTATAATTTTGTTCTTTTTTATCTTCAATACCTAAAATCTCATTAACCTTATCTTCTATCTTTGACATAATTTATCCTTTTCTATTCATCACTATCAGTTGATGGATTATAATTTTTACCATCAAAATAATTTGTTATTGTAGTTGTAAATCCAAAATCATCATTTGCATTTGCTGTTGTAGGTTCTGGTATGACAATAATTCTTTCTTCTCGTGTTGCTTCTGGTGTTGTAGTATATAAATCAGATTGAACCTCTTTAATAACTTTTTGTGTTCTTGCAGGACCATATAAGTAAGTTTTAGCTGTAAAGTTTAATGTATAAATCACAGCTCTTCTATCTGTAAAACTTCCATTATAGGTA